GTAACAGTTGGAGTATCTGTTGGAGTATCTGTTGGAGTATCTGTTGGGGTAACAGTTGGAGTATCTGTTGGAGTATCTGTTGGGGTAACAGTTGGAGTATCTGTTGGGGTATCTGTTGGGGTAACAGTTGGAGTATCTGTTGGAGTAACAGTTGGAGTATCTGTTGGAGTAACAGTAGATGTTGCTGTTGGTGTTGGTATTGGAAGAGATTCTAATACAGAAACACGATCAAAAAGCTCTTGAAAGTTATCTGTTATCGTATTTCTTACGTCTAAAAGTCGATCTCCGTTATTAAAATTTCTTAATGCCATATAATCCTATTTATCTTGAACAGATTACTTATTAAAGCTATTCCGTCCAAATGAAATTATCATTCCAAATATTTAAATCATTCCAAAAATCAACAACAGGTGATGGTAATGGAATCGAAGATGTACTAAATCCAGCAATAATAGATCCTGTAGTATAATAATAAAAAGTAAAAAATTCGTTTTTTATTGTGGATAAATTTATGCTATTAGTGATATACACATCAGATGAATCTGATGAAATGTCATGTGTTGTTGTTATTCCTAAATTACAATTAAAATAATTGTTTATATCGTAATTATTTGTAAAAGTAACTCCATTTAATCCATTGATATATAAAGTAAATGTACTTATGTTTTCATCTATTATAAAATAATATTGTTTATATGGATCGACATCAACAATAAATCCATCATAATTTATATTAATGTAAGTAGGTGGTATATTTTCTACTAATCCTATGGATATACCAGATACACACGGTCTTACTTCTTGTGTGAATCCTCTCCAAGAACTGACTCTATACATAATAGAATCTCTTGTAAGAAGTCCATATCCAGCTTCATTTTCAACAATAACATCTAAATGATTTTCAGTATGAATTGGTTTTTTTTGTAATTCATAAAAAACTGCATCTGGAACATCAAACATTAATACATTTTCGTTTCTTACCTCAAAAAATGGTATAGATACTCCACAAAAAGGAGGATTGTACGGTGATAGTTTGGGATAATTTCCAAATGGATTGTAACACGCATAACTTAAACTATTAAATATGGTAACATCAGATGCACTTAAATATACATTTCTAATTTCATAAAAACTTTTTCCCGAAACTATAATTTTTTTTAATTGTTCCGATGAAATAGAAGGCAGCAAAACTGAAATTTTATAAGGAAATACATTCTGAGCACTTGGCTTGGCATAAATAAGAACTCTTGCGTCGGGTTGTTTCATGATTATAATTCGGGTAAATTGAAGAAATCACCAACCGGATTATCAGAAATAAAAAATTTCTCGTCTATTGTATATATTTTTTTAACAATCTGATCACTCTTCTTAAATAACCAACCTTTTATTGTAAATGACGTATCTGCTACTAGCCTATAATTCTGTGTAGGTCCAATATCCGTTGGATATGAGAGATTTATTTGACCATTCCACAAAACTTCTGTTCTTATTTCAAAATTTTTAGAAAATGGTAGTTTCCAAGAAATTACAATATAAGGATCACAATAAGGAATAAAATTTGTTAAAATTTGATCCATATCCGATTGAAATTTTGTAATAATACTCATATTAACACCTATATTAACAGCAACTGGTTGTGGTATGTTTTTAAGGTAATCGGATGAAATTGTTTCATCAAAAACAGGAATAAAAAAAGAATCTAGTTTATTTGTAGTTCTAGTATTGTCTCTACTCATCCCATTTATACTAACAGCAACTACAGGAACTGTTAATCCACCAGGTGCTGGTGTTTTTAAAGTATCAAATACTCTTTGTTTAGGAGCATATACAAAATTAACACCAAATCCACTAGTAGGTGGTGTTAATGTCTTTTTGTTATCATATCTTTTAATGATAATGTCATTAAAAGCAGAAACAAACTGCTCCATTAAAGTTTGTATTTCAAAATTAAAAGTGTAATTCTTCACTTTTAATATTTACATCATATGATACGTTCTAAAAAATGTTTAGGCAAAAATTGTTTACTAGAAAGTATAGAATTAACAGCATTTCCATCTAAAATATAGGTAACAGAGTGATCTTCAGTAGATCTAGTACATCTTCCACACATTTGTACTAGTGTATCCAACATCTTCATCATATAATAATTCTTATTCTTATCATATAACTTTTTAATGCGTTTAGAATTCAATGGTAAAAAGGGTGCTTTTAATATAATTTGAAATCTACCCAAATCGCCATCTAAACTAATTCCAGTATCTAAAGAAGGACTGACTAAAATAGTAGCATCCTTTCTTTCTTTATGTTCTTTAATTATTTCTTCGTTAGAATTTCCCAATTCTCGAAAAAGAAATCTATCATCATCACCTATTATCTTTTTCAATGCTTGTGTTATTTGATTTGTGTGAGTATGTATAATACCCTTTTCAGATTTATGTATGTTACAAATCTCAGTAGCGATATTTAAGATATTTGGAAGATCTTTATTGTTGTTCTTATAAGAAAGACTATATTTTCTAGAAGATTTTATAGGTGATTTCTTAGAATCAAAAACAGAAGGAATATCAATATATCCATATTCAATCTCAGATATTCCTAGTGATTTTGTAAACTCTTTAACATTACTAATAGTAGCAGACATCATTAAAATCATATCCGCACCATCAAATATGTTCCTAGCAAGGGGTTTTATATCATAGGGAACAAGAGTAACTCTATCAGAATTCCTCTCTTCTACCAAATATTCACATTCTTCCCAATATCTAATGATGTCTTCAATAGAATTAACAATACCATTCAATTTACCCAATCTTTGAACTTCTTTTGTTCGTATCTTCTCAGAAATTTCTTCGCCTTTTTTAGATAATCTACTACGAAGTTTATCTAGTTCGTCTTTAAGCTTTAAATATACATCTTGCAACCAAATTCCAGCCTTAACAGAATCATCCGTAGTTAGTTTTTTGAAATCTATACCCTCTGCTGAAAGGTGAGCATAATTTATAGTGACTGAATATTGCCCAACTAATTCAGATTCTAAATTACTTGCTTCATCAAACACATAAACTTCTCTTCTCCTTAAGAATCCGGGAAGACTCATGAATGCTCTGTAATTCAATATAGGATCTATAGAAACAAATGCTTCATTTCTGCTTTTATAATATGGACATCTGTTAGCGGCAAAGCACTTTTCCTTTAATTTAGGAGAATGTAGACATGGTGCAAAATCTACAGACACATTAGGATCAACGTCACAATTATAATTACTCTTTCCTTTAACAACTAATGAGTCAGAAAATAATTGTTTATACTGATCTTGTAATGACTTAGTAACAGTTAAAATATAACTCCCAAACGAATCTCCGCTTAAAAAATCATCTTCATACTTGTACGAATTATCAGAATTCTTTTTGTATATAGAATATGATTGTATCAATTCAGATCTTGTATGATCAATTGGCGAAGAGGATCTAGCAACTGCTGCTGCTATGTGAGATTTTCCACTCCCAGTAGGGAGTGATGATATTGCAAATTTTTTACCACTAGAAAAAATCTCAGATATTTTCTTTAATGCGATTTCTTGTGCTGGTCTTGCTATTGAATCTGAAGGGAATGTTTTTAAAAAATCAACTAATGGGATTGTTTTTTTCATTCTTAATCAAATCAAAATTAATAAGTTTACGCAGACATTTACAAGGGACGTGTGCTTGTGTTTGGGTATCTCTAGCAGTATATCCTCTTCCATAGCACTTAGAGCAGTTGTTAGATGGTTTTTTATTTAAAGGAAGTTGTCCAACGTCCATTAAGGGGAAATCATTTTCTAGAATTTCGTAAAAAGTACCAGAAAATACACTGAATATTAATAATTTATTTGAGGTTTGCATCAATAGTTAAAATAGTATTCCAAAATTTACTAGAACTTCTTTTAGAAGAATATAATTTCATATAATCTTCACAATCTGGATAGTGTTTTGCTAGTGTTTTAATTCTATAATCAAAATAAACCAAATCGTCTTCTTGGTGTAGTTCTACTTCAAATGGTATAGGTATTTCAATCCTTTCTGTCTTCTTTTTAGCAGTATCCATTATGAATGTCAAGTAGAAGTTTTTTTGATAAAACAGAACTAGCTTTCCTTGTTTATATACCTTTCCATTTAACTCTAAATTTATATGTTTCTGTAATAAAAACATACAACAATTTTCTAAAGGTGTTTTTGAAATATTCATTTTTGCATAAATGCTGCTTTTTGTGATGCTGTTAATTTTTTTATTACTTTATCAAAGTATTCCCAAAACTTTTCAACGGGTTTTGTTGGAATAGCTGAAACAACATAACAACTTTCTACTGAAACATTCCTCCAATCTTGAAATAAAATATCCCAAACAGTTAATAATCCCTTAGAGTCTGCATTGTATGTTGCACTTTTAACAGGTGGTTTAAAATTCAAAATTTCTTTTCCTAAAACTGAATTTAATAATTCAGCATCTAAAGTAGCTAACATTCTCCTACTTGAAGAGCCTCCTATAATTTTCACTCTTCGAGTGAATTTCAATTCGACAACATTATTCCTACATAAAGATTTTAAACCACTTAAAGAAAGTTTCACATCATTTTCATATATGATCTATTCTTTTGGTACACAAACACCAAAGATTCTAGATTCATTCAAGAAAACAATATTTTTAAGTCCATTTAAGTTGGAAACTTGTATTCCTTTATCATTAGGAAATACAATATAATCTTCTTCCTTTACTGTTTTACAATTAGGTCCAGCCAAAAGAACCTTTCCTACTCTCCATACATGATTTACAGCATGTATAGGAACCCACATGCTACCTCTTTTGACTAAATCGCCTTCTTCGTTAATGTCAGCATATTGTACCATTAGAATATCATCCAATACTCTGGATAATTTCCAACCATCAAGTTCAAATTCACTTCCTTTATAGTTGTCAATTTGAACTAATCCACCAATTCTATCTTCCATATCGGGTCGTTGTATCATATTATTTATTTAATAGTGCTTTGTATTTCTGCAAGTGTCTTTTCATACATTTCTATCTCTCTAGAGGAGATTTCTAATACTCTTGCAAAATTTAAATGTTCGTCAGTTTCCTTTTTTTCTTGTGATTTCTTTATGTATGAATATTTTTTGAACATTTTTGGTAAAACATTTCTATAAAATCTAGATAGAAATGTTTTATTTGAAGAAATGTCTGAAACCTTAATCCATCTATTAGTAGTTTGATTAACTATTTGTGCTATTACCGGATCAACCATAGACAACCAACGATTGGTAATATACGAATATGGAATATTTTCATCACAAGACGGTTCCTTTCCTTTTTTCTTTAAAATCCAATCCAAATACACAAAAAGATTGTCATTATATGGTTTTTTTGTCATTTACAATATTTTTTCTTAAATTTAACATTACTATCATGCCAATTAGTGCTATTCATGCTATCTCCTAGACCAAAATGAGTACATCGTATAGGATAAACTCCAATTTTAACTTTATTTCTATTTGCAATCAAAGAAAATGCTAAATCATAATGATGAAATTCAAATTCCTCATCGAATCTTGTATTTGTTTCTAGTAATTTGTCAACATTAACAGCAATAAAGACACCATCTATTAAAAGTGCTCTACTAGGTGTTGGTCCGAATACTGTAGTCCATGTTTGTTTGTCTTTTGAATGTGCAACTTCACCAACATGAGCATCTCTAGGAGACATCAAATGCCATGCGGTGATATCAGAACTTATATTACATTGTTTAGAACCAGCCAATCCAACTATATCAAAGGACTCAAATGCCATTTGTAGCTTTTCTAAAATAAAAACATCATCAATAATGACATCATGATGCACAAACACAACACATGTTCCTTTATTTTCTTCTGTTATGAAGGTATTGTATAATTTGCTAAGTCCTTCTTTGTTGTTAAAGAAGACTGTTGTTTGATTAGTTAGTCCTAATTTATCAAGACTAACTGATATTTGACATTTTTCAGAGTATTCGGATTCGGAATAAGGAGTTGCAACTACAAATTTATATTTTTTATTCATAATTTAGTTTGTTTTTACATCATAAGAGGTAAATATAAATATATTATCTCACAAGGAGACTCACAAATCAACATAAAGTTTTAAAATTATGAAAAATTCCATTAAAAATATAATAAAAAATGATAGCACATTAACAGAATGTGATATTCCTTTTATTCGCAGCTTCTATTCTTCTTTATTAAAGGAACAAGACGAAGAAACAACAGAAGATGTAGTTGCTGCAACAAATAATGGAAAAAATGTTGCTTCTCCAGAAGATTTTTCACCAGAAAAAACTAAAGCTGATTTTGAAGGCTCATTAGAAGCAGAAACAGATCCGCAAGACTTCGACACCGAAGGATTAGATCCTAATATTTCAACAGAAAGCGTTAAACAAATTAAAATGTGGTCTTCAAAATTAGATGATTTTGCTGGTTTCTTAAACGATCCTTCATCGCAATCCCTTCATAAAATATTAGCGGATAGTGATAAACCAGGGAGTCTTTTAAGAGGCGTAACTAGAAAAGCATCAGACAGTATTACAAGAATTGCTGGTGAAATTGAAAAATTAAAAGAAGTGTTGAACTCGTTCATCATTATGGCTCCTAAAAAGCTAAGAGATAGTGAACAAATCGGTTAATATAAATTTTCTAAAACAAATTTATAATCAATTTCAGTCAAATTATCGGCAACTGCCCACTCATTAAAATCTTTAAATGGAACATCTGGCCATTTAAAGACATATTCTCGATTTAAAAGTAGTTTAGTTATATTTTCCTTTGCTGCTTGATCAAATTTTGGATTATCAAGAACCCAGATTCTTTTATGGAAGGGAAAATTTTGCAATTGTGTGTTTTGTGTGTCTGTTAGAGTAAGACCTGCTACACCTAGTCCATTTCTAACAAAAATAGCATCCAATGCACCTTCAAATAGAAATAAAGCATCTATTTCAGGTTCTAATCTATCAATTCCAAATAAAGACTTATCAGAACCAAACTTTCCTAAATATCTTGGCTCAATTCCATCTAGTGCTCTTGTTTGATAAAAAACTATCTTACCATTAAAGTCGTAATAAGGAATACATAATCTATTTCTGTGAAAATTATCAGTTAAACTTATGAAATAAGAACGGCTTTTATTTATGGCAGTATCTAGTTTTCTACTAGAGATATATTCTAATGCACTTTGAAAATTTTTATTGGTTCCATAAAAAATTTGCTGTTGATTATCTAACAAATTTATAGAATCATGAGGTAAAACCATAGAACTAGTGTATGTTTTTTTGTTATTTGATATTTCACTAGAAATATCCCTAGAAAAACTTCCAGAATGAACCTCTGCAAAAATTTCTTCCTTTGTCATTCCACTTACTTGATACAACCAAGTATAGGAATTCCATGATTTAGTACAATTGAAACAATAAAAGCTATTTGTATCTGGGTAATAAAATAGTCGCTTCTTCTTCAACCAACTTTTTCCTTCCCTACAAACAGGACAAGATGCATTATAAGCTCTCGTATGTCTATTATACGAAGGACTACCACTGTAGGTATAGAATTTCTCTAAAATATAATTAGAAGGTAGATTTTCCACCTAAAAACTATATGAAAGTTTTTCTAATATGTCAACAAATTATTTTATCTGTCCCAATATGGTCTATAATCTCTGTCAGAGTCTAAGTCATTGTCCCTATCATCATCAAATGTATCTTTAAAAGAATTTTTAAATGTAGATTTTATATCCTCATCAGCTTCTAGTGGGTCTTCAAACTCAGAATCGGCATCATCAATCTCTAGTGTTGGTGTAAATGAACCATCATCTTCTTTAACGGATAGAGTATTCCCTTGTTTTTGCAACAATCCCTTTTTTATTAAAGAATCTACAACTTCTTTAGAATCGTTAAATTGTGCTTCTACGTCACTCAAAGAAGTTTCGACATCAGATTGCTTCACGAATTCATAAATAGCAGATTCTAAAGATGTCATCTCCTCGGATTCGCCTTCTTCTTCTGGCATATCGGAAGTGTTTTCACCAGGAACTACTAGATTATACTCATCATGAAGAATAAGATTAACTACAGCCTTAGTCATTCTATCGGTATATGTCTTCCTTCTATCTCCTTTGTTTTTATATACAGAATCAACTGACATATTAACAGCATTTCGCAATTCATCAAAATCTGAAGGATTTCTTGTTTTGATACCTTCAACAACACTAGACAATAATTGTTTAATAGAATCTTCCGAAAGATTTGCATATCTAGGACTGCCCGACCAAGAATTAACAATAACATCAAAGTCTCCGCTATTTAACTTTTCTAACATCTTGTCAGAATCAATTGAAATATTGGCATATTTTAAATTTTTTGCAGTACGGCCCTCTTCTAACATTTCACTAATTATATTGTTGGCTAAGTTATCAAATTTCATATTTAATTATTACTTATCTTTTGTGAAGTATTTTTAAGGAATGTAAATATCAGAAATCAAACTCGCATCTTCACCAAACGGTTTTCCATCAACATCTACATAAAGTTCTGTTAGTTTTATTCTTTCTTCTGGATTACCAAATATTTCAATTACAGGGGGACCATCATCAGTAGGAAATACTCGGCCATCTTGTTGACGATATGATTGAACAAATGTTTTAAAAATATTATCAATTTCATCCCTATATACTAAATCATCATCTCTTAAATCGTCTTTAACGAAATCAACCGGAGAAACACTTGTTAATGGTATAAAAAAGATTATATCAAAATCTTCCAATGCTCGTCTCACCATAATTCTAGATTGATCTAGAAACTTTTCAGAAACTTTTCCATTTAAAAAAAGCCAAGAAGAATATGCTAAGTTATCAACAATACATCTATCAAAAATAACATTATCTTTTCTTGTATATTGACTAGATTCTTTCACTAGTGCCTCTAAAATAGCCATCTGACTATCTTCTGTTCCATTTTTAGAGTGTGGAAGTTCTTTATCTTTTATGAAATCTCTATATGTAGTAGCTGGTGTTGTATACGAAGTCCATTTTTTCAAAAAATCTTTAACATATGTAGATTTTCCCGTGCAGTGTGTTCCTGAGATTGCTATTTTCATAAAACAATAGTATTAATTATTTCTGGGAAAAAGTCAACCATTTCTTTTGAAAAAAGATCATGATCTTCGTATTCTTTGTGTATAGAAACATTTTCTATTAATATCGAAGGATGTTTTTTTCTCATTTCTATGAGAATTTCTCTTAGATTTTCAACATCATCACGATACCAAGAGGAATCTATGAATGGACATGTGGAAAACAATATGGCTTCCATTATTAGCTTATATTGTTCTTGTGTTAAATTTTCAATTGAATAGTTGTTCACTATTTGAAATCTAACATAAGTTTTAAAAAAATCAAGTTATTCTGATCTAGGAATGGAACTATTTTGATTTAAAATTACCATTAAAGTGTCTTCAACTTTTTTTAATGAAGACAAATCATCTGTATCTAGATTTATATTTGATAATTCTCTTTGATCTTCAAGATTATCAGAAGAAGATTTGTACAAAGCATCCTTTAAAGCTTTTAAAAGTGTTTTATACTTAATAACGTCTAAAACAACATCTTTAGGTTCTGGTAAAGCGGAAGGTATTTTAGAATCCATTTCAGATGGCTCAATTGAAGGTTCTTCTGTATTATTTAAATCTTCTTCATTTAGCACAGAATGTAATAGTTTTAAAAATTTGCTCATTTGATATTATTTATCCTAAAATATTATTATAATTGATTAATATTTAAAATTTTTAGAAAAGAATTCTAAATCTTCTCCACTAGGGACTCCTAGTCTTATAGATTTATAATATCCTTCAGTATTATTAAATAATAAAGGATTCTTAATTTTTTTAAAATATTTTGTTTTCTTTTTTATTATAGTTTTAATATTTTTACCAAATTCACTATAATTCATAAAATATTTACTATATTCAGAATTTATTATAATATCTTCTTTATATATAGTGAATATCTTAATATTTAAATCTCTAAAGATTAGTATAAAGCTTTCTAGTAGTTTGTCAAGTTCTTTTTCTAAGAAAAATTTAAAGTATTTTTCTTTTTGTGTAATTAGTTTATCTTTAAGTAGATCCCATTCATCAAAATCTCTTATAATATTTTTAGTAATTATAGGAAGATATTCATTTATAGGAAATATTATTACTCTTTGCGATATATAATATATTAAAAAATCTTTAATTTTTGATTTTTCTGACATCCATATCGACTATAGCATCTATCAATGCGTTTTCAACTATTTCTTTAGGTAAAGCTAAAGAAGCTTCCGATATTGTTTGCGAAAATTCTGAAAGTTGTTTTTTAAATTTGTTTTTAAATTCAACTGTTTTTATTAAATCTTTTTTTGACAAGTTTTTGTATGTTGGGGCTTCTTGGAAAGAAAATGTCTCCAATAATGGTTCTGCAATAGAAGCAATCATGTAAGATACTCTTTTATATAATCGATCTAAAGGAGATGTATATGTTTGACCTTCTATTAAAATAGAACTAGCCATGTTTAAAACATATGTTAAAACAGCAGCTTTTTCGGCTTGTACTGCCGATTTATTTAAAAATTCTACACCTCTTACATGTGTATTTCCATAAGGATTATGACAACATCCACCACCACGTGATTCTGAACCACAATATATACAACCAGATGCGTTTATATGTACATGAGTATCTGTAGGTGAATATATACACCCTTTACCATAAGATTCAGATCCACAATATATACAACCAGCAGAATTGTTCATTTTTAATATTTACTTTTTAAGTACAAAAATTCCAATACTAGTTTCTTTTAAGATTTTTAGGAGGAGTACCTATTCTAACATTTATTATACCATTATAGTAATCATCACTTAATAAAACGTCTCTACTAATCTGTTCTTTGATTTCTTCGTATGCTAATTCCCATTTAGAACCACAAGTTTTAAGTATTTTAAATGTAAAATTTTCTTTTCCGTGTTTTAGTATGTCTTCGTTAAGAACATTTGAAGAACTTGTATATGATTTCCAATCAGATTCTTTAAAATCTATTCGATTTCTTGTTTTTCCCTTTAATGGTTTTCTTTTTATCTTCGATTGGCATTGTTTTTTTCCAATATATTTTTTATTATTGATATTATTTGTTATTTCATAAATAAAACCAAATGTTTCTTCTGTTATAATAACATTTTCAAGTAAAAACCAATGACCGAAATCCATTATAATGCCTTTCTTTGAAGATTTCTTCTGATAATTAATGATTTGTTTTTCTTTTTAGATTTATTTTTACCTTTTTTAGAAAATCCACCATAAACATATCTAGCATCTCCTCTTGCCATAGAATCACTGTTATTTACATTAGAGGGTGGATTGTATACTGGTTCTTGTGGAGTACCTAATGATCCCCCTGTTCCAGCAGCATTCATATTTTCTAAAATATTATTAACTAACGCTTGAAAATTGTTTAACATATAGTATAGTTGTATAATATTTAATGCCATTATGGATATTTTCTTAAAATATAAAGAAGAAATTGATGAAGATACAAAAATAGATCAAATAAATCTATTAGATCGTCAAATGATGCATCCGGCAACTAGACACAAGTGGGTTGCTAGATTAATCCAACACAAAAGAACAAAAAATGAGTTGGAGAGAAGAAAAAAACTTTTAAAAGAAGAAGTTGTTAAGACTTTAGAAGAAAAAGGCATACCTACTGGTCTTCCGAAGGCAAGTTTAATGTCTAAAGTTGAAAATTCTGACGGAATTAAAAAAATAACACAAGAAATAGAAGATGTGGATCTTATGATCGAATATCTTGAAAGAGTCGAACAAATTTTTAAAAGCATGACATATGATTTAAAAAATATAGTAGATATCTCTAAAATGGAAATGACTTGATGGTAGAACTAACTCTAGTAAAACAAAACGGACAGATATTAACAGATTCAAATACGTTAAATATCATCCGTGAATATTTTTCTATAGCAAATCCTGCATATAGAAAAAATGTTCCATACATTCCTAGTCGTTTATATTGTATAACACCTGGAGGAAAGTTTGATATTGGATTAACTGGAGAAATAATAAAGTTATTGGAAGAAAATAATTATATTTTTAATATTTCAGATGAAATTAGGAAACAATTTTCATGTGGTTTTGAAAATCCTACTATAACATCTTTAGCTTTTGAGTTTAGAGATTATCAAGAAAAATCTATCATAGCCGCCATAAAACAAGGAAGAGGAATTACAGTTATTCCAACTGCTGGTGGTAAAACTCTTATATGTGCTGGTTTGATAGAAAGTACACGGGCAACTTTAAATGATCCAGATGCTTTGGTATTAGTAACTGTACCTTCTATACAACTTGTAGAACAAACTGCCGATGATTTTATATCATATGGACTGAAAGAAGTAACTAAATGGTCTGGAAAAAACAAATTAGATTCTTCTGCTAGAATAATTGTAGCAGGAACACAGATGTTAATGAGTGATAAGACAGATGTATCTATATTATCTGATGTAAAATTGTTATTAATGGATGAATGTCATTCACTTAGAAGAGGAAATGAGATTAATAAATTGTTAAAACTAGTAACAACTCCTCATAGATTTGGATTTACAGGCACAATGCCAACCTCAAAAATCGATCAGTGGAATATAATTGGAAAATTAGGACCAATAACATTTGAACAAAAGACATTAACACTAAGAAATCAAGAATATATATCTAATTTCAAAATAATTATCTTAAATGTACAACATAATACAAGACCAAAAGCAGTAACATCCATAAATCCATCTGCTGCATATGAGAGTGAGTTAGAATTTTTAATAGAAAATACAAGAAGGAATGAAATTATTTGTAATCTTTCCGATAAATTAACAAATAATACGTTAATCATGGTTGATAGGATATCACATGGAGAAATATTAGAAGAAACTATTAGAAAAATATGTGATTCTACAAGACCTATCTATTTTATAAGAGGTTCAACTGAAATAGAAGACCGTGAAAACATAAGATCATTTATGAATGATCGTAGTGATGTTATAATAATTGCGATTTCAAAAATTTTTAGCACTGGAATTAACATTCCAAATCTTCACAACATTATTTTTGCATCTGCTGGCAAAGCTAAGATTAAAATCATGCAATCTATAGGAAGAGCACTTAGATTACATCCAACTAAAAGCATGGCTAATATATTTGATGTTGCGGACAATACCAAATATGGAAGATTGCATTTAATAGAACGTAAAAAATTATACAATTTAGAAAAATATGAATACACCGAAAAAAAAATATCGTAAAAAAAGTAAAGAAACTGATGAAATCCACTATACCGCAGAAGAAGCAGAACTTCTAGGATTAGATATTGGATTTGTTGATGACGAAGAATCAAAAGAAGACGATTCAAAAGAAGATGAAGAGTCTTATGATGAAGAGGAATTTAAAATAGATTATGATAAAAAACCTAAAAATAAAAAGAAAGCCGACAAAGAAAAGTTTTATGTAGATCCTAAAGAATTTGATACTGAAATCATATCATATTATGAATCAAATATATTGACTGATAAA